TTCACGCCTTTGTACAATTTTATTCTTCGTTGGTACACAGGTCTATACTCCACAGGATATGACGCCAAATCGGCAACTACCGAAATTCTATTTGAATATAAATAACTTGAAATTTTTTGCATCCTACATGTATTTATGGCGAAATTAAGAGAAAACATACAAGAACAATTACCCTTTATTTCTGTGCTTCATTATGGAGAAAGTGAATATGTTGGGATCATAATAAATCAAGATCAATTTGTAACTAGCTTTTTTGATTTAGGCATGTTAAAAACACCTGAAGATAAAGCTGGATTATTAGAAATTGGCGAGATTTGGTGGTGGGAGTCGAACAGACAAGTACCTATCAATATTTTCCTAAGGAAGGAAATAGAACCTTATAGATATGCTATAAAAACATTTAATAGCAAAGATGTAAGAATAATGTTAGGACCAGTGGTTAATTTATTAAATTTAACTATAAAAAGAGTAAAACGTAAAAGTGTACAGTTAGTCAGATCACCTAAACGTTAACCATGCTCGTAACTTATTGATTCGCAAATTAAATTCATCTGTACTACAATCGCTTGTGCATATGCTATAGCATGAGCTTTCTTAAAGTAGTATTCATTATTTTCTGGTTTTTTCCAAACCTCGTCTAAGACGGTCGACCATGGCTCTCCAACTAGGTATCTCTTCGCTGGACGTATCAGTGCTAATACTGCTGCTAGTTGTTCTATCGTTTTCGGTTTCATTTGACGTAATATAGAACCATGCCCGTTTACGTGAAAGAGTAAGTTGGCGAACTCGTCTTGTTCTAGAAGATCCCATAATGGCTCAGTCTCCATTAGTTGTGTCAAATGTTCTTCGTTTTGAACATCTTTATACACACTGACATTTAGTAAATCTATTTTAAAATAGCCTTTTTCTTCCGCAGTTTTATATTCGATATTTGACAGATTTGTTACAGGATTAGACGGTATAGGTTGTACGTAGATACCAGTATTATGTGGTAGTAATTCGTCGTTTTGTAAACGACTAGCCCTTACATGTTTAATATGTTTAAGGGCTAGATCACGATCTGCAAAGTCTATATCGATATCAGGCATTATTGTATAACTTCAGTTTCGAATAAAAGTAAAGGCAAATTTTTTGATAAAAATTCTGCATAGTCAGTTGCTTCATCTATGTTTTCAAAACCTTCTAATTTTACATAGATAGAGTCATCTTTTTCGTTCACTAAGACTTGCATGGATAATTCTGTGTTAGTACTTCCTGAAACAACGTAGGTCATAGTCCAGCCTCCTTAATCACCTGTTTTACTAGCTCTATATCTTGCTTAGAACTTTTAAATTTTTTAGACCAAAATATAGGGTCTATAATATTACTTATAGCAGATAGCTGAGTATCGTCTAGTTGATCTAATAGCTTTTTACCTGAATTTGAATTAAGAATTAGCCAAGGGCTTACTTTTCCGTCTTTTATATCAAACATGGCTCTACTTGTACTAACATAGATAAAATAATGATTCCACAGACTATTATTGTTTTCTGCCCATAGTGTCATATGTTTGATTGACCTTTCTAGGGCAGTCTCGACAGCTTCCGTTTTTATTAAATCTAAAACGTATTTTTCATAAAGTTCATCCCTGCACCAGTGATCAATTTTAACGCCGCTTTTAACTATCCATTCTATAAAATTGTTCGGGTATAAAGGATTAATATTCGAAACAAAGCTGCCAAATTTAACAAATGCATTATAATAGGGACTTTTTGAAAATTCCAGATATGTTTTAGATTGAGCAGATTTTTGAGCTAGTTCGTAGAATTTATTAAACGTATAAAATCCCATAACTACGTGTTTTTCATTTTGTGCAAGATGTCTTCGTTTTTGTTCGCACATATGTACCATCAAAGTTTTTTCTTTAGTAAACTTTGATTGACAATGAACACAAACAAACTCTTGTAAAATCTCGGCTATCATTTAAAATAATCTTTAATTTGCTTATCACTGTATCCAAATAATTTTGCTTGTTCTATACATTCTTTTTCAGTAGTCAATGCAGCCATTAATTCTATTTCGTCAATTTTTTTATTCGGATGAATTTCAGATAGAAATTTAAATATTTTGCTGTTAGAATTCTTTTTTCGTTTAAATCCTATCCATTCATGATAAAATATTTTTCTTGATTCATGACTACACATACACAACAATTGCCAAAGAAGCTTTGGATGCTTTTGTAAGGTATTCCAGTGTTTATTGAAGTATTCATTAACAGTTAACAAATAATGTTCTTGTATATCTCTGCTAGTGGTTTTTACATTACTAATATATCTATTTAGAATAAAAAACTCGCTTTTCAGAGATTTTCTTTGATCATCATTAATATCGTCCCATAATGATTTTACGTTCAAATCCACTGCTGCTAGTTTTTCTTTTAATTCAATTTTTTCACTCATAAAATAGTTCCTGACTTAAACACCAATTATACACATCTTGATATGATAAGTCATCTTTTTCTTGTTCAAACAATGTACTAAAAAGATATCTCGGTTTTTCAAAATTAATAACACAGTGTCTATGTTGAGTATTGAACAAATAGAATTCTCCTACTTGGTACGGTAATTCTACAATCGAATCATTAAATCTATCTTTGGTATCTCCAAATAAGCAATGACTATTAGAAGTTTCTGTTAGCATATTAATAGCTACACCCCTATAAAAGTCTTGATGCCAGTTGTAGGATGTATTTGGAGACATACGTATCATCATGCAATTTTTAATAGGAAACTGATCATCGATTATTTTCAATAAAGGTTCTTTGGACCAAAAAATTTTTCCTATATCAAACATATCAAATCCGTCAATGTTGGTCCATTGATCGAATAATTTAATATGTTGGGCCAGTTTAATAATAAATTCTGATTTTAATGAAAATCTATTAAACAAGTGACTAGTATTATTTTGGATCATCAATGCTTAGTCTATATAACATTTTAACACGAGCTATAGCTTTTTGTAAGGCAGGATTAGTTTTTCCAGCCAATCTAATTTCGTTCCATAATTGATAATCTTCTAAATCAATAATTCCCTCAGATTTAATTATTTTTCTTTCATTAGAACCAAAATTTCTTTCGTAAACTGTTTGACCTTTATCCGGACTTTCAAAAATTTTTTTCATTTATATGCTACCACTCTGCTACACATTGCTGTTTTAGGATATTTATTAGGTTCGATTACAGTGTTACTGAATCCTACATCTTTTAACATTTTACTTAGACTATCTGCACTATATCCCCATTTATGCAACATTGCAACATTTTGATATTTTCCTATATTACCAAATATTCCTGCAACTCCCTGTTTCAATATTTTTTTATTATCGCTATAAATTCTACTAGGATCAGTGACAATAAATTTACACATTTTTAATAAATCGGGCCATTCTGTTGCTACAAATCCGCCTGGTTTTAAAATTCTATGCCACTCCTTTAACATATTAGGAACTTTGTCTGGCATTATATGCTCAATTACATGTACACTTAAAATCTCATCTACTGTATTATCTGGTACCGGATATATATCTGTTAAGTTATGTATAGTTACACCTGGTTGACCAGCACAATAATCACCATCTACATTTATCCAACCTTCGTATAAATTTGGTCCGCATCCTAAATGTAATTTAATAGGCAAACTTTTTTCTTGATACTTTTCTATTTCTTTAATTAAAGTCATGTTTTATAGTTTTAAAAAAGCTACACCATTTATCTGTAATTTTTTCTACAGAATAATTTTCGATAACATATTGTTGGCCGTTGGTAATCATCTCAAGTATATGTTTTCTATTATGTTTATCTAACGCCCACCCTAATCCTTTGGCATAGTTCTTTGTCCAAATAAAATCTGTAAACTCATCATAACTTTGAATTCTACTAGTAATTACGAATTTTCCGCTGATCAAGGAATCTATTAAACGAGTAGAACTTTTTGTAATTGTTCGATAATTTCCTTCTATAGGAATTAATACTATATCAGTATCCTTTAGGTATTCGCCTTGAGTTTCCCAATTCCATTCGATAAAATCAATTTTATCCATATTAACAAATTTATGATCTGGATTTTTTAATCGCTGTCTTGTTTTTTCTTCAAATCGTTTCGCTTTACCTGTTACAATGGATAATTTGTATCTGCCGATGTTTCTTTCAAGAAATGACCAAACTTCAACCCAATTTACATATCCTAAACTACTATTGCTACCAAACCATAAAATTTTTAATGTTTTTTCTGGTGAAAATTTTGGAGGTAGTATTGGGCGTTCAACTGGATCAGGGATAACTGTAGCAATTTTTCCAGTTCTTTTTAATATTTCTTCGGCCATAGTTAAACTATTACAAGTAATATAATCAGCTTCCAATGCACATGGCAACAGTGCATCGTCTTCGTCAAATTTATTATCGCATATATCAAATACTGTAATAGCTTTTCTTTTTTTAGATTCTAATATGTTATCTAGTTGAGAAAACTTAATCCACACAGCAATATCATTTTCTTGAAGATTCGTTATATTAGTTCCTATTGTAGAATTAATATTTCTTTTTTTTAATTCTTCAGAAATTAGTCTTCCTCGAAGTCTGTGACTTGCTCTTCTTTCAGAAAATTTGCTAGTTAAGAAAAATATATTACTCATCTGATTTTGTAAAGATAAAATCTGCTTTACCTATTTTTTGTACATTTTTGTAGCCTAACTGATTTAATAATTTTTCAGGATCAGGCATATCACTATTTTGTCGATTATGGGATCGTAATTTATTTTCAATTAGAATAACTGGAGAGTTGTGTTTAAAAAATTGTTCGGCACCTTCCAATAGATATCCTTCGTGACTGTCTACATCTATTTTTATAAAATCGATATCATTAAGATTTAGGTCGTCTAATCTAATAGTGTTTACATTTATTGTAATCTGACCTATTAAATCTTTTTCTTCTAACGTTGAAATCCATGCACTAAAATTATTATTTACAAAATTTTGCACGCCATTTTTATTGCTAATTCCAATATTTTTAATTTTACAATTAGTGATGTTTCTAATTTCTAAATTTTTAATACAGCATTCAAACATTTCTTGATTAGCTTCGAATCCTAAAACATTTTTAAATTTATTTGCTATTGTAACCGTTGAATCACCGATCCATGTTCCTATATCAATGGCGTTATCGAATTTTTTTACATATTTTAAAGCTTGTGTAATAGCGTCGATACAAGGAAACAGTTCTTCCTCTACCATTAAAGCCACCCTATCTTTAGTAGAATCTGCGCAATACCAGTTACCTATTTTTTTCATTTTGATATCCTACAGTTTCTCTTTCAATATCATTATGATCAAATTCTGCCCAATATAATTCAAACGCAATAGTGTCTTCTAGTGCTTCAAACTGATGATATTCTCCTGGAGCTACCTTTGTATACATTCCGTCCATTAACACTGTTTCATCGACAAGATTATAATTGTTTTTCCAGACTCGAATTAACAATGCACCTTTTTCTACAAAGAACCCATTCCACTTGTGTTTGTGTTTATGTTTACTACAAACGCCGCCTTTTTTAGTGTCAATACGATGAAATTCTAAAACACCATTAGCTTCTAATAGTTCAGTAGTGCCCCATACTTTTCCTGCAATCATATTTTTCCTTTACAAAATTTTACTTAAATTTATAAGTTCACATTGCCTACTAATTTCTTTAACAAAATAACAACAATTAGGTTTAGTAGAATCGCTAGTAGGAACGCTGAGAAGTTGTCCGTTTTTCATTTTAGGAAAGTACCATTTTACATCGTTATAAAAATTAACAATTTCTATTGGTTTAAATTCTATTCTAAAACTACTTAAGGGGTTAAAACAGAATGCTTCAAATCCTCTATCGTTTAAACTAGTTAATGGCAATATTTCTATATCATTATTACTACTACTATCACCTACTGCAATACTCCAATCAATAGGCATAGATATCTCATCGTCTCCAATTTTTAAAACCATTGCTGGACTATTGAAGCTCTCTAAAAAAATAAGAGGTATAAAATAGAAATCTGGATCTGTTGGATTACTATTATCTAGTACACTAAATCTCAAACTTTCGTCTACGTCGTCGGGCAAGTTATTTAAGTCAAATGCATTGTTGTTTAAAGTTAAAATTTTCATTTTGAGTTCCAATCAATTTTTTCAAGGGTGAACGGATATTTGGCATCATTATAATATTTTTTTCGTTCGGTTAAATGTTTTTTAGCATATTTGCAATTAGAAGTTATATCCCAGATTTGGACGAAATCTTTATCTTCAGCTTTTCTAATACCCCGTCCAATGCTTTGTATAACTCTAACAAAGCTCTTTCCGGGTTCCAAAAGAACCAAATTAAAAATCCTAGGAATATTAATACCCACAGCGGCCACACCGTAAGTCGCCACAATAATCTTATTGTCACTTGTTTTAATTTCGTCATATTCTTCTTTTCTGTCTGTAGTTTTAACTTTTCCTGATACAAATACAGAGTCTGGGATTAGTTCCGTTAATAAATTACCTGTATCTATTCTGTTCACTAATACTAGTGTGTTGCCTGATTCTGCTATAGTGTTAATGTAATTAGAAATATATTTGATTCGATCTTTGTTTGTTACCAAATATTTTAATTCGTCTGCATACGATTTAAATTCTAGAAAATCACTTAGTTGAAGTATATTAACATGCAGATTACTAAGGACTCCGATTTCTTGAAGTTCGTGAGCTTTTATACCTCCGATTACTGGTCCTATGCTAGCAAAAATTATTTCAGATTCATAATCTTGTTTTGGAACAGTTCCGGTAAGTCCCCAGCGTATAGCAGAATTACAAAAGTTTTGAGTTAATAAATTTTTCAAAACATCTGCTTTGGCCATGTGTACTTCGTCAACGATTACACATCTTACTCCATCTAAAAATTCTGCTAAAGTTAAGATTTCGTGTTCTTGATTTTTACTTTTTTTATCTAAAATGTTAAGACTTTGCCAAGTACATATTGTGTGAGTTTTGCCTAACTCTTTTCGATCTCCGTAATATACACCTACATCTAATCCTACAAGTCGGAAATCTTCTTCTGTTTGTGTAACTAAGTCTTTATTAGGAACAATGACCATAGTTCTGCCATAGGGTTCGCACAATTGAGCTAAGGTTGCTGTCATAATAGTTTTACCTGCACCTGTCGCCACTTCTTGTAAACTCTGAGGATTTTCTATAAATCTATTAACGACTTCGACTTGATCGTCTCGAAGCATTATAGGTTCGCCTTCGAATCTATGACCTGCTCCCCATACCTTACCTTGATCCGCCCAATATGTGTTTGTTACTTTAGTAAAATTTAATTTTAAAGAATCTCTCTTATCCTGTATATCTTCGATAGTAACGTTGTTTTCTTCTAATATCTCTAAAATTTTAGGTAGCTGATTTATATACCCGTTGCCACCTAAACCAAATAATGTAACACTGCCGTCCCATCTTCCTAATTTAAACGAAGGGCGATATCTAGCTGTTGGGTCGATGTACTTAAATTTATTAGCAAGTTTACGACGAATCTCAACAGGCAATCCTTCTAATTTAATGTTAACTTCGTCTTGAATGATTAATTTACAAAATATCATAATATCTTTCCGAAGCAGGTTTGTGCCAGCCATAGTGTATAATTAAATCTATGTTTTGGCAAAATGTTGAAGTTTTAGACCCGTTAAAAGTAGTAGAAAAATTTATCACAGATAATGGCCGCCAGTTACTAGTTAAGAAAAATTTAGGTAACAATGCACTGGCTATTCCTGCTATTCTTGTCTCTGAAGTTAACACTTTGTTTAAATTATTGTTTTTTATAAATTCATTAAACTCTTTGTTAATAGGTGAAGAATTGTCTACTCTAAAATATATTCCTGTATCACCATTATAGTTTTTATCAACGTATGTTTTTAATAATTTTAACATTTTTAAAGAATTTTCTACATCGTGTTTATTAAAAATAAACAAGCAAGGAAATCTGTTTAAATTAACTAAAGACTCTAAAACTTTTTCTAAGGTATAAGTTTCTTCATCGATCCATACATTAGATTTTGATCTATTGGCGATTTTAAATGTTAAGGAATCATCTAATTTTTCTGGTATAAATGAGTATTGATATTTGATTCTTCTGTCTAATAAAATTAAATTTTTATCACTTCCTTCTGTAATCTCATTCAGAGCAAAATTTAAAATTTTATTATTGTGTGGAGAATAAATGTCTAGATAGTTAGAATTGTTTTTTACTAAATCAGTGATTTTATCATATAAGTTTTTGATATCATTACTAATATCAAAGCCGTCATTTGAGAAAAAATCAACAACTGTTTTGAGATTAAATTCATTACATGGAATTTTATAAAATGTTGGAGAGATATTAATTATGTTACCCACCACTATTTTTTTCAATTTGTTAATTTTATCTTTGAATGTTTTATCATGGGTCGATTCTATGACAATATTCTTAAAATCTGGGTCTGAAAAGTATATTTTTTTAATCGAAATTATCTCTCTAAAATCTTTACTCCAGATTGGATTTTCTACTAATGAAATTTCTTCTGTATTCATATTCTTATAATTTTCTTTATTCGATGACAAAATGTTAATTAACAAATTTGCCTGTTTTTTGGTTAAAAAAATGCCTCTTTTTAGTTGTTGTGCTAAACTTAGCAATATCTTCTTTTCTTTTTTTGAAAAAGAAATATTGTCTAAAAATGAGGGATTTTCGATAAACGAAATTAGAAAAACATCAGTAGTTAACATTTTATAAATTATAAACAAATTTTACGCAGATGTCAAATATTAGGCATAAAAATACGTCTTAATGGGGTTCCTTGTTCAATTTCTTCAAGTGTCCATTCGGTATGACAAAACTTTTCAAACCAATCTTCTCTTCTAGGTCTGGCTGGTACATCTATAGTTGAAAAATCTGTATTGGCTACAGACACTGCTAGACTTTCATTACCTACAAATGCAGGTACACCGTTGATCACACTTAAAATACCAGTATTTGAACTCGGATTTACCACTGCCCATGCATTTTTTAGATCTTCATCGAAATCAAAATCATCGTATGTACTTGGTATATGTTTAGGTATTCTAACTTTCACATCTTTATATTTGAAGTTTGCGGCCCATGCCCAATCTCTCGGATGTGGTCTAAACACTATAGGCCTGTCAGAGTGAGTTTTTATAGAATCTATGGTGTGTTTGAGCCAGGAAATAGGATCAGCACGATTGATCCATTGTTCACTTTTAGTATGTTGTCCACATATCAAAATATTGTATCCGTTCATGGTCCATGGTTTCAATTCGAGTCCTAGAGTCTTTGATCTTCCAGGTATAAGATTAATTTGATTAGCAAAAAAACCAAGATTATTAATATGATTAAGACCAATTCTCCATGTCTCGCCTCGTTTCAAACACCCTACCTCTAATATCAATAATTTTTTTTTATTTTTATGAGCGTACTCCCATATAGGTTTGTTCTGTAACATTCTTCCATGCCACAATACTGACCAGATCACTAACACATCAGCAGATGTATCATGTTCTACTATGTCAATACCTATGTTTTTTGCTCCTTTTTCAAGAGCATTAAAGACAGGCCGAGAATTTTGAGCACCGAATCGAGGAAAAATTGACAGTTTCATGTAGTTGATAAGTAATATATGTATTTAACGGAGTAACCATGCCAAAGTATGCAGTAGTAACAACTTTTCATGCCAAAGGGTATGAGCAATATGCTCAAAAATTTATAAAAACTTTCTTAAAAACGTGGCCTGACACAGTTACCTTATATGTTTATACCGAAGACTGTGAAATTTCCGAGTCTGGGGTTAACTTAATTGTAAGAGATTTACATTCATCGAGTCAACCCCTAGTAAATTTCAAAAAAAAGTGGAAAAATGTTCCTAAGGCCAATGGTGATGTCAGTCAAGACCCTGTCAGAAGCAAAAGAAGAGATGCTGGCAAGGGATTTAAATGGGATGCAGTGAGATTTAGTCACAAAGTGTATAGTATATTTCATTGTGCTGGAAATTGTGACGCTGATATTTTGATTTGGATGGATGCAGACATGATTTGTCATAGTCCTGTTGACGAATCTGTGTTGAGTTCTTTAATTCCTGAAGAAAAAGACCTTTGTTTTTTAGGAAGAGAGGGAAAATTTAGTGAATGTGGATTGTATTCTTTAAATCTTCATAAAAAACAGACAAAAAGATTTTTAACAAGATTCCAAGAGTATTATGACGAGGCAGAAACTGGAATTTTTACCTTAGATGAGTGGCACGACAGTTTTGTATTCGATGCTGTAAGAAAAGACATCCTGTTGAACTCCTTAGACTGGTCGAAAAATCTTATAAAAGGTGAAGGCCACCCTTTGATTAACAGTGCATGGGGAGCTTATCTTGATCATCTTAAAGGCGCACGTAAAAACAGCGGCAAAAGTATGATTACTGATCTTGTTGTTAAAAGAACTGAAACTTATTGGACAAATTAAATGGGCTTAAGAGAATATCACGGATTTTATTTTCCGTCTTACGACGATCATTTTCCAAAAATGCTAGATAAGAGCTTAAAAAAAGATAACGTACTTCGTTACCAGTGGCGTGCCCGAGATGCTGCTGTAAAAATTTGCGAAAAAAGAAGATATTGTATAGATATTGGTGCAAATGTAGGATTATGGTCCTGTGATCTAGTCAAAGAATTTAATCATGTCATTGCTTTTGAACCTGTACGGGATTTTAGAAAATGTTTTGTGAAAAATGTAAAATTAAAAAATTATACATTATATGATAACGCATTAGGAAAAGAAGAAACTACAATTAATATGAATATTGTTACAGGAAATACTGGACATAGTCATGTTGATCCATCTTCATATGGTAACGGTGAAATTTCTATGAAAACTTTAGATAGTTTTAATTTTAATGATATAGATATGATTAAAATTGATGTAGAAGGGTTTGAAGAACAAATATTATTAGGTGCTCAACAAACAATAGAAAATAATCTTCCAATTCTTGTTATTGAACAACAAAAACACGAATATCAAGACGACATGAAAGAATTATCTAGCATTAAATTATTAAACAAATGGGGTTACGAAGTTATAGAGCAATATAACAAAGACTGGATTCTTAAATCAAAAAAGGCCTAAATTTTTGATAAATTTTTCCAATTTTTCCTTCCTCGTCGCTCCAGTGAGCTGCTGCTAAATCAAATAACCATTGATCTCTTTCAAAAAATTCAGGATTCTCAATATTTTGTAAGGACATATTAGCTACTGATTTAGCTACGCAACTTGAATCGTCTATAAAAATTGGAATTCCTTCGCAAACTGCTGCTACAGAACTGGAACTATTAAAAAATACTGCGGCCCATGCTTTATTCATACTAGCAACTAAAGGCACAGATCTACTGTCCATTATACTGATATTAGATTGCACAAATTTTGAAAAATCTTGAGGTTTTCCAGGATGTGGCCTAATAATAATAGGCCTATCTGTATATTGTCTTATCTCTTTTATTTTTTTATCGAGCCATACCATTGGATCTAGATTTTTCATGCTAAATCCGCCGTCTCTTTGCATACAAATTAGAATATGTCTGCCTTTTGTTCTCCAAGGTTTGATATCTACATTAAGAGCTCGACTAATTCTTTTCCAAGACTTAGAATCGCTGTGTTTATTAGCATATTCTGCTTGATCGTAAAATGGTCCGTCTAAACTATATCTCAAAAATCTGTTTTCTGAATCTGTGTATTTCCAACACCCAGCGTCGATACACATAGTTCTTCCGCCTATCTTTTGTTGTTCTTCTACAATTTGCTGTCGTAGTAAAATATTAGGTGTAGTTTTATCTTGTGTTACCCATCCAAGAATAACTGCTAATTTACTTGGAGTATATTTGTAAGAATTTTCGACATGTACATTAGCACCTAATAGTTTTGCACCATCTGCAAAACTTTGTAAGCAACTTTCTTTTCTAGGATGTTTGCTTAAATTTAAGACGCTACTTTTATAAACTACAACATCATGTTTCACTTACAATTCTCCAAGCTAATCCTGATCTCATTTCATCTACAGTAAATTGTGCATATGCTAAATGGCATGCCCATCGATGCACTTCATCAAGTGTTGGGATATAAGGCGTTTCAATTTTTGATAGATCAGACAAACACAAACTTTGAGCAGCATTTGGCCCTAATGTGAATGCCGGTTTACCTAATAGTAAAGCTTCGGTAGCAGCAATACTATTAAAGGTAACTAAACAATGTATATCTTTACTTAAAGCCATTGCCATGGTATCTGTGGTTACTCTTTCTGCACGACCTTTCTTAATTCTTGTAACTATTGGTCTGTCGGTATATTGTTTTATGGTATTGATAGTATTGGCTAACCATTCGTCTAAATCTAATTCGTAAAATGCCATTGCTTTTGCACTAGGAGGGCAAAGAAGAATACTCGAGCCTTTTCTAAATTTAGTTAATCCGACACCAGTAGCCTCGAATCTATCGCTTGGTCTATCTATAATTGGGCCGATATTTTGCATGGAATTTTTTGTAACTCTATGATACAATTTTTTACGGCCATTACCAAAATATCCTGTATCTATGTAATAAAAATCTCTTCCGGTTTCCTGACAGCTTTTCATCTGTTTACGTTTAGTGATTCCTCTTAAAAGCACAGGTTGAGATTTAGGTTCAGCAACATCCCAGGTACTAATTTGTCCTCCTGCTCCTAATACAAAATTTTGTAAAATAGGGTCGTACATATGGCCTTTCTCCAAATATTTTACTTCGTTACTGTCTGAATTAACAGAGATTATAGAATCTATTGTTAAATTTTTAACTTTCTCTATAATATTTTTAACAGTGACATTATAATAACTTCCGGCTGGGTCTACTCTATATTTCAATATGTCGTCAAAAATATTTTTAATTTCCTCAGGAACCGCTTCGTAAGGACTAAGAGTCGGAGGAGCTTTAATGTGCTCTAAATATTCATATTTTTCTTGAAGCCATGTAGCACCATATTCGCAATTAAGATAATTAGGAAACCAAGGACCGCCTTCAGTATAATGAAGTGCTTTAGGTGATCCATCTTTTGGTTCTTGATACCAATTTACTAACCAATTCCATTCGTGACTAATTGTTCCAATTTCTTCGTCTTTAAGCCATTGAAATCTATGTAAGAATGCGCCGCTTTGATCATTAACTATTTCCGGAGTTAATAATTGATTTGAAGGATGTTCGCAATTAAACAGAATTAATGAACTCCAATTTTTTCTAGGATACAAGTGTTGTGTTTGATTGTCCATCTTAGTAGAATTCGTTGGATTATATTCGTGATGAACACACATTACTGCATATTGTTGATTTTCTTTTCTATATGCGATTTCGAATAATTTAGTTACGTCATCTAAAAACAAAAAATCACAATCGCAAAAAATAGCCCACCCTTTATATTCAGAAAGGTAAGGAACTAAGAATCTAGTAAAAGTAAATTCAGTAGAACTAAGGGGATCTATTCCTCTATCATAAATTCCTTGTTCTCTAAGATCTTTTTGAATTAAGGGCTCAACTTCTACTCCTGAGCTTCTTTTAAGAATAGAATATTTGCAAATTTCATATGCAATGTCCTCTCTTGAATCGTAGCCTACGAATATTTTCATTTTCTTTCTATATCCTCTTCTATACAATTAGTTCCGTATTGTATCTCTACTATTTTTAAAGGCGTCGATGATGGATTGCATAATTGATGCCATTCTGTTTTTTTGATATGTAATGACTGATGTTTGTGAAATATTCCTAGGAATTCATGATCGCTTTTTCGATTAATCGTATAGATTTCTGCGGTGCCTTCTACTATAAACCAATGCTCTGCTCTGTCTTGATGCCGTTGCATAGATAGTGATTTACCTGGATCAACAGTAAGTTCTTTTACTTTAACTTCTGCATCATATTCATGTAAAATACGATAATAACCCCATGGTCTTTCAGTTTTAGGAGCTTTCCATTCTTTTAATATCCACGAACTAGAATTAGCTTTATTAAATCCGCCTACACCGAATGCAAACTCTAAATTATCGTCTTTAATATCCATTTCTGGAATATTGATGTGTGTTCTGTCACCACCATTAGCAAATATAATTTTATCTTGGGGATAACTTTGCCGTACCATCCAGATAGCATGTTTAGCACTGTTATCTTTATCATCAAAATCGATAACAAAATCTACTCCTTTAATGTTACGTAAAATGTTTGTACGTTCCATCAAAGGCATAAAGTATTTGCCTTTTTTACGAGTAAGCCAATCGTCAGAATTGACTCCTACAATAAGTAGATCTCCAAGTTTTTTGGCTTCTTGAATATAGGATATATGTCCGGAATGTAAGGGATCAAACCCACCGGTTATCAACACGATTTTTTTCATGCTGATATTTATATTGGGTCAAAGACTAGCGTCTTCCATTCCGGCTACTCGAAGTTTAATTATGTTAGATAATTGCCATTGTTTAATATCAAGAGCTTTAGTAATACCTAACCATTTATTCCTGAGTAAAGCGAATTCATTAATTATCTTTTCAAAATCGACAACATCTGATTCGCCTTCTACATACTTTTCGCAATCTCTAGAGCTCAATGCTCTTTGATAATTTTCTAAATATTTGCGAAAATGTTGACTTTTTAGTCGACGTAATTCAATATTAAGATATTCTAATATCGCTTCAATTTCTTGTAATTGACTATATCTTAATTCCACGATGCCTGGCATATTGGCTGCTGCCTTCTCAATATTTCCCGCTATGCGACTATCATCTCTTGCAGCCTGTAACTCGGCTTCAAAATGTACCACTGCATCTGGAATATAAGATATATCTTTACTTATTTTTGAATACCACATTATTCGTCGTCGTATCCCCAATTATCTTCTTCGTCTTCGTCTTCGTCTGTTTCGTCATCAAGATAATATTCGATAGCTTCATCTAATGCTTCATCAAATCCTATAGCCGAACGTAAAATTTTATCGCTGATGCCGTTATCAGCTAGCAAGTCTACATATCTTTCAGCTGCTAATTCTATAGTTTTTTTGTCTAAGTATTCTTTAAACAACATCCAGATATCTGCAATTTGATTCTCATTCATTTTCAACTAACTCCTCTGTCGTAGTTATTTTTATTTTATCAAAATCTGTCATTAATTTATCTAAGCAGTTTTCCTCATTACGTTCCCATTCTTTTCGATAATATTTAATTATTTCTCCATCATTTGTGGTGAATGAAAGCCTATTACCATCTTTCGTAAGATACCCTTTTGCTTCAGCTAGATCAACTAATCCGCTATATGGGTTCATGCCTGTTTCGTAAGGAATTTTTACTTGTACTGATTCGAACGGTTTAGCATAACGTGTTTTCATAACTTTACAGGCTGCACGGATGCCTCGAACTTCTGAAATTTTATTGCCATCCTCGTCTTCTTTTAGTTTAAGTTTCTTCATGGCAACCACGATAGAACTTGCGTAAATGAATCCTTGTCCTCCGGATATTTTATCATCTGGATCGAACATATCTTGGCTAGCATAAGTGTGATTTGTAGCGATAAGACCGACATTAGCACTGCCGAACATATTAACACAATTACGAACCAACGCCGTAAGAGCTTTTGGTTTTCTGCCCATATCACCTTTTAGATCTCCTGCTTCAAATTGATTAACATCAGTAGGTGTTAGTAACATTCCTAAACTATCTATAACAAACAGAACCTTTGGACGATCTTCCATAGTTCTATATTCTTTCATAAACTCATTAATAGTTTTTGCTACATCGTCAATCATAGCCATATTAAGTTTAAGAAGTTTTTCTTCAGAAGTGTCTACGCCTAATGCTTTCAGCCAATCTTCGTCAAGTGCATTTTCGCTGTCAATTAAAATAACATAAATTCCCTGCTCTTGTGCGTGTCTTACTAAATTGCCTGAACAAATGTAACTTTTACCTGCACCACTTTCACCTGCAAATACGGTAACTTTTCCTAATGGAACTCCACGATTGAAGTTTCCGCTGATAAGATAATTTAATGCATAATTTCCAGTACTGACCCAGTCAGTGGGATCATTAAATCCTACACCTAGTCCATCGATACTTTTAGTTAATGTTTTACGAAATTTTGTTAAATCAAATGCTTTTGCCATAATGTTTCTCCCTATATAATAATAAAATAATAATCAATGCCTGTCAAAGTTTTTGATTATCTGCCGGCCTTAGTTTTAAGTAAATCTTTATATTGCTCAAACAATCTTTGTTCATGATCATAAACATCACCAAAATTGTCAAAAATATGAGCAATGTCTTTGTTAACACAGTCCATCATATTCAAACCTATTGTTTTAAAACTTCCTAAATTCCACATTGAAAATTTAGAATGTGCATCGACTATTCTGTTTAACAATGCAGCAGTGTTGTATGCTTTGGTATAATTCCATTCTTTCCATTCCCAATTAAAAGGCTTGTTCGGATCATTCCATGTTATTTCAAATTTCTCAGAATTTGTTTCCCATAATCCTTGTTTTTGGTCATTCATCATAATTAGCGGAATAAACCAATAAAATCCTAATTTTGATTCTTTCAACCAACTAGCAGTATCTAATAAATCTTTGACCTTTTCTCCTGGCAACCCTGCTATAAAGTGACAGTCGATGTGTGTATTTTTCCATTTGTCTCTAATCTCTAATAAAAAATCTTTTCCTCGTCGAGCACTCCAAGGCTTCGATATTTTTTTAGCTGCCACTGGATGAAATGTTTCTATTCCGAACAATGCTCCTCTCTGACCACAATGATGTAATATATCTTGTGTATGAGGATGCTTGTCTAATAAATCTGCTCTGTTATAAGCTAAAAATTCCAGTTTAAAAGGTAATTTATTATAAACTTTTTCTAAAGATTCTAATCTATCTAAACTGGCATTAAATGTATCATCTAAAAAATAATAACTTGTAGTTCCAAATCGTTCATATGTTTCGGTAAATTCGTCTACCATCAAACTAATGTCTTTTTCATCTGTTCCTGGTTTTTTTCCTAATCCTGGGTCTCTGCAAAAGGTACATTGAAAAATGCAACCTCTTCCCCATTCTATAGGCAAACACTCTCCTGGTAAAATACAATCGTGATCTTTGTAAGTGAATTTATGATTGCTGATATCAAACGATTTTCTTCTTAATTTAGTTGAAACTTTTTGTTGACTTAATTCATCTAGCAATTTCAATAAACTATCTTCCGCATATGGATCGGTATTTCTAAAATCAAAAATATCAATATGTTGTGTTCTATAACTTACTGGACCACCAGCAATTGTTTTAATTTTAGGAAATTCTTTTTTTAATTCTTTAATAGCATATACTATATTTTCAGGAACTGTGGGTATTCTAGCGTTATTCATTTTTAACTGAGAGTCCCAGGTAGTCCACATTGTAGTACTTGCACCGATCAATAAAGTGGTGTCATCTATGAACATTTTAGTATAATCTACTAGTTCTTGAGGGCTAAACAAATGCGTAAATTCGATTACTTGACAAGTATACCCATGTTCTTCTAACCATCTAGCTAAAGTATAACAAGCAATTGGTCTCCAAATAAAAGGTCTATAACCTATTTGACTATAAAAAATTACATTTGCCATTAAAAAGAATAATTCATTTGAATAATTAAATCCCAATACTTTTCTCTTGCTTTGATAGCTTGTAATGCTGCATCAGTTGCTTCTGCCTGTCTTATTGGGTCATTATTACACAATTCTTCAAGCAGTCGTCTAGCTGCTGGTCCATGTTCATTACCGTCAATGTCAACATGTCTTTGCAAATACCATTTAAATGTGTGACTAGGAATTTCTGCATTTTCTAATTGATGTAATACTGAACCAAATTGTTCAGGTAATAGATCTTCTCTTCCTAGAGCTAATGCGGCACATATAATCCATGGTTTATCGCTGTCGACAAAACTTTTTGTTTGAGTCATAAAATATTTGGCCGGTTTTGGAACTTTAGGATGTTGAATAGCATTGCCCCATCCGATATCTGCAACTAGATTTGGCCATTGTTCGATCCAAGAAGTGTTTATGCCTATTTCTTTCATGGCCATAATATAACTTTCAAAATGGCTTAAATGACCGTCACCATTTATAGTAATATCACTTTCCTCTCCTAAGACAATTTCGTTAATCCAACGTCTTGAGCTAGCAGAATACACAGGCGTCCAAGGGCTTCCGCTAGGAGCAAGATGATGTTGTAATTGTTTAGTGAGGCACATGAAGTCCCATACTGCATAGACATGATTTTCCATAAACACCCGAAGGTCTTCTATGCAGCCAATACTTTGCCTTGAAGTTAAGGGATGTTGTCTTAACTTCCACTGAGCAGATTCTATTAATTTCCAGTCCATGATATAAAAGGGTGCGGGAAGGCCGCACCCTTCTAGTATTACTTATTGCGATTACGAATCATTGCAAGGATATCTTCTGCTTTGCTAGATCCTGAACTTGCAGTAGATGTATCTTTTTTGGTAGATACGCTAGGTGCTGGTTCCTCAAAATCGTCTTCTAAGTCTGGACTTGTTTGTGGATTGGATGGTGCAGTAGTTTTAGCAACAGGATCTCCTGTTGATTGACTCATGCCTGCTGGTTTGAAATATTGTCCCCAACGTTCCATATCAAACGGCTCGCCATCGACACTAGCTTCAAACATTTCTTTAATTACTTTTATTTCAACGTCAGTTGGTTTTTTAGGCAAGTAATCTTTAAGAGAAAATAGACCGTGTGTCTCTAATGCTGCTGCTTCTTTGTCATCTAACGGACGACTACGACGACTCCATTTACTAGTACTGTAATCGGCATATCCGCCTTTGCTAGTTTTGATTAATTTGAAGTCGACACCGTTTACTGGATCAGTAGGAAGATCATCCATCTCAGGATCAAGTAATGCACCACGAATAAGTTGAAAGATTTGAGGACCGATGATAAATCTACGGATTGGATTTTCTGGATGTTCGGTTTCTTTCAACCCATCCTCTACAACAAACCCTTGGAAAATATAACTACGTTTTTTCCAATATTTGCGTCCTTGGTCTTCTAGACTTGGATCTTTAAACCAACCGCGTACTTCATTCAATATTGGGCAGGCTTCGCCATACATTTCCATACAAGGAACATTTACTGTAACCTGTTTGCTTTCTGTTTGACCTTTAATTCCTGCGAAAGGAAGTTTGATCATTGCACGTTCTACCCAGAAGAATGTGTTATCTGAGTTGCCATCTGGAAGGAAACGTACTGTGGATTCGGAACCTTCTTTTAAGTTCCAGAACGGATAGATTGAATTATCTCCGCCTTTTGATTCGCCGCTGCTGCGGGTTTCTTGTTCTTTTAATTTCGCTCTGATTTCAGCTAAAGTTGCCATGATTATCTCCTATTGTTAGCCTATATTTGCCTTTAGTTTG